CGATCTCCCCGAGCAGGATCTTCATCTTCCCGCCGCTACGCCTTCGCGCAGAGAGCAGGAATGGCGGGATGGGGAACGACGCTTCCGTGAACGTACACGTGCCCATGCGTCCTCCTCAGCCGCCGTATCCGATGACCATGACCTGCCATTCCTTCGCCGAGAGGTCGGTGGCAGCGCCTTCCTGGGTCGCGAAGGCGTCGTAGACCAGCACTTTGGCGTTGGCCGCGTCCCACCGCGCATACAGCGCGCCCGTCGCGTCGAAGGCGTTGAGGAAAAGCACGTTCTTGAGCTCGGCCAGCGGCGTCTGACCGGCCGCGAAGCCGTCACCGCCAGTGGCATAGCTCGCGTTGCCCTTGTAGGTCCCGATGAAGCCGACCATGTTGCCGTCGAGCACCAGCTTGCCGCTGGGCGGGAACGTCGCTGGCGTGAAGGATCCGTTGCCCATCGCTCACTCCTCCTGGTCCTCGAGCAGCTCTTCCAGCGCACCATCGACGTCGGCCGGCGTCGGGTTGGCGCTCTCGCCCCGCCGCAGCTTCTGCCGCAGCTCGACGATGTGCGACAGCACGGTCTTGCGGCCCTGGCCTTCCTTCTCGGCCGTCTCAAGCAGATCGAGCAGGCCGTTGTCGACCTTCTGACCCTCCAGCCACTTGACCACGCTGCCCAGGCTGCCCTTGAGCACGATCTTGATGGCGCCATGACGCTCGGCCGCCTCTGTCCTGACGACCTTCGTCAGCGGCCCGAACGGCCGCCTGACTTCCCATGAGGACAGGCCGCCGGCCTTCTTGGCGATCTGGACCTCGCGCTCGTACCAGGCCGCCAGCGACTTGACGAGGGTGTCGAGCTTGGCCGCGCCATCGACCGTCAGCGGCGCGCTCTCGGTCCCGACGCGCTTGCGTGCCGTGACCGGCTGGCCGTCCTCGTCAGTGCCCGTGACCGTCTCTGCGTACTTGGGCACGGCCTCCATGAACGTGTGGGCGAAGTGCTGCGCCAGGTCAACGGGCGTGTCGCGGTAGAACTGGATGGGGTCGCAGTCCACGCTGCAGGGCTTGTGCTGGATGGCCCGCTCGGAGCCAACGTACGTGACGGTGACGCCCATCTGTTGCCTCCAGTGCCTGTCGTGTCCTGCCCACCGAGCGGGCGCTGGTCCTACGCCAGCTTCCCGATCCAGCCGAGCGCCTTGAAGATCTTGACCTGCAGCTCTTCCTGCGCCTCGAACACGGTCCGGCCGACGAAGGCCTCGTTGAGGATGACGTCGGCGCTCTGCATGACCAGCGGCGGCATCAGGACCGCCGTGGCGATGGCGTCGCGGTGGATGAGCGCGATGTCGGACGTGGTGCCGGTCGCCCACATGCGGTTGCCCTGGATGATCGGCATGCGGTCGTAGGCCGAGACTGCGCGCTTGAAGTCGCTGCCAGGCTCGGTCTGCACACCATTGACGCCGAAGCTCACGGCCGTGGCTTCCTGCCAGACCTCGGGCCCGACGTGCTGCTTGATCTTCTTGTAGCCGGAGTAGCCGGTGTAGATGAAGGCGCCTCCGCGGCCGCCCGGCAGCGTGCGCCAGTAGGGCTCGCAGTTCTGCACGCCCGTGTCGATGAGATCGAGGCTGAAGTTCTGCGCCGTCGCAGGCACGTTGGCGTAGGGCTCGGCCCATGTCTCGACGCTCTTGTCGATGCCCGCGATGGGGAAGTTCTCATCATCGGTCGTGTACGACAGGTTGGTCGTCGTGGCCGAGGTCGCCAGCGCGCGCATCAGGCTCTCGATGCTCGTGGTCTGCGTGATGTTGTCGTAGTCCAGGTGCAGCTGCCGCTCGCGCAGGTCCTTCCAGACCGCGAAGTTGTTGTCGATGAGCTGCTGCGGATCGAGGTTGTTGTCGTACGCCTGCAGCAGGCGGTACGTGTCGCTGATGTCGACCGTGTGGGTCGTGACCTTCGGCGTGTAGATCTGCTCGTAGAAGGTGTTGTTCAGGGCGGTCTTGATGGCGCCAGCCTCTGCGACCGCACCATCGGAGCCGGTGGTGCTGAACGCCGTCTTGAAGTAGCGGCGTCCCGACACCCAGGGCTCCTTGCTGCACGCGCCCTGGAACGTCTCGTCGAGGAGGATGTTGCGGTACGCCAGCTCTGAGTAGAGCGGGTTCGTGATGGCGCCGACCGACGAGGCGTAGTTGGCCTTGACACGCGCGGGGTCGAACGACTGTCCGAGCGAAGGCGAGTAGCCGAGGAAGTGGCGCTCGACATCGTACATCGTCTTGAGCGCACGGATCGGCGGGTTCAGTCCTGGGAGCAGCATCGGTGTCGTCTCCTGTGTGGTGTCGTGGTCCTCTGGGCGGTAAGCGGTGGGTGGGGCTCAGTTCTGGGCGGCGTCCTCGGTCGGGAATGCCATCGTCCGCAGCTCGGCGAACGAACGCGCCTTGGCGACCTCTGCCGTCGGGACCGCGCGGGCCTTCATGCGGGCCGCGCCCTGGTCGGGCGAAGGTGGGGTGGTGGCGCCGGCGCCGCCGGGCGCCGTGCCGGCCGCGACAGGCCGAGGGGTCGTGGACGTGCTGCCCTTGGCCTTGGCAGCGCCAGCGTCCTTGAGCTTCTGTAGCTCGGCCTCCAGCGCCTTGATGCGCTCCTCTGAAGCGGCCTTCGCCTTCTCCTCCTCCTCCGATGGCTTGGCGTCGTCAGCCATCTTCTCCTTGTCCTCCTCGTCCTTGGGCGGCCATGCGTCGGCCTTGGCCTTGGCCGCTGCCGCCAGATCCTCGGCCGCCTTGACGCGCGCCTCGAGCGCCTGCCAGCGGGCGTCGGCGTCGGCCTTCGTCCGAGCCTCCAGGTCGGCCATGAGGCGCACGTTCTCGTCCTCCAGGGCCTTCATGCGTGCCTGTTCCTCGGGGGTCAGAGCCATCTCGCTTTCCTCCAGCGCAGGTGTTGATGCCACGACCGCACCACTTAAACCTTCACCCTCGGGCGCTTCGGGTTCGGTTTTCTCTGGCGCCGCGTCGTCGTGCTCCGCTCCTTCCTTGGCGCGCTGCTCCAGCCAGGCGCAGAACGCCCCAGGGTCGTCCTTGTCGGCGTTGTCGCCCTCGCACTCGCGGACCGTGGCATAGGGACCGACCGGCTTGGTCCTGGCCTCGGCCTCCGCCTTGGCCTTCGCAGCACATGGCGAGCAGCAAGGCTTGGCAGCCTTGGCGCGTGCATACTCGTCCCACAGCCGCGGGAGGTGGGCATGGCCCTTGGCCTTCTGGTTGACCTCGACCATGGTGGCGCCCGGATTGGCAGGGCTCTCGACGACGCTGTACTCGTAGATCTCTGGAGGCTCGACGTACAGCCCGATGGTCGCGCTGCAGCTCTGGTCCAGGCACTGGTCGACGATCTTGACCGCATCGCCGCCCCAGCTCATGCCCGTATAGGCGCCGGCGCGCATCCGTTCCCAGAAGCGGTCGTCGCCATGGTAGCCCTTGTTGGCGACGAACGTGCCGCGTAGCGCTGGCACGTCGAGCGTCGGATGCTGCATGAGCTCGACCGACAGCATGCGGCCGCGGATCTTGTTCGTGTGACCGTCGATGACCTCGCCGCCGCGCTCGATGAAGCGCCGCACGGCCTGCTCCATGAGACACATCGGGACGTACTCTCCGCTCACGTCCGCCACGTCGGCATGGACGAAGCTGCTCCAGGTCCGGGCCTCCTTGTCGTCGCCCTCCAGCACGACGGGCTGCACTTCGAGCGCGCGGCTGACGGCGAACCCCACCCTCCTGGCGGCGGTCATGTCGGGCTCCTGTACGAGCCAAGGCGCTGGTCGAGCTTGGCTTGGGCGTTGCCTGGCAGCCTGGCCCTGACGCGCTCGACCGCGTTGCTGAAGAAGGGCTTTGGCTTGGTGCCCTGCTTGGCAATCGACGCCCTGACCGCATGCGCCATCCTGCGCGCCTCCTCTGGCCTGAGCTTGAACTTGATGCGCGCCCACTCGGTCAGGTCCTCGACATCGACCAAATGCGCTGGCGTCCCGTGGTTGACGTCGGCACCGTAGGGCGCCGTGAAGCCGAACTGCGACCTGTCCTGAAGATGGACCGTGTAGCCGCTGGTCGAGAGCCAGTTCGTGGCGCCGTACAGCTCCATGCGGTCGATGTTCTCCAGCGCGGCCGTCAGACCGTCCTCGGCAGTCTCGCGGATCGCCTGCAGCAGCGCAGCCTCGGCCTGCTGGCCAGCGGCCTTGAACGGCTCAGCAGCCACGCCACACCACCCCCAAGGTCGCCTGCAAGCGCTCCTGCTGGACGGCCATGTAGGTCCCTGCCATCACTTCGCCGGGATGGTCGCAAGGCTCTGGGGCCGGACGCGCTGGAAGTATGGGATGGCCTCCTTCTCTTCGTCCGGCAGCAGGGTCCTGACCTTGCGTGGCTCGTGCCGCTCGTTCGGATGGACCTGGAACCTTCGGCTGCTCAGCTTCGGATAAAACTTGGTCCGCGCCCGCTCCACGAGCGTTGCCAGTTCCTCCAGCGCCAGGCCGCCCTCAGGCACCTGGTCGTGGACCCACTGACAGGCCTCGCTGGTACGCCGGTCGTATGGGCCTCCCCAGGTGTAGCGCCACCTGCCCTCAGGGTCGAGCTGCGCCCATGCCTGCTCCCGGCCAGCGACGTGCAGCGCCTGTGTCTCGGTCCGCGCGATGGTCTTGGCCCGCCACTTGGCGAAACCGAACGTCGTGCTGAGCTCTTTCGAGAGCTGCTTGGGGTCGAAGCCGCCAGGCGCCATGTGGGCGCGTAGGATGGAGGCGTTGACCTGCTGCCCCATCTCGTGGACCAGGCCAGCGTACTGCGACCAGATCGGGCTGCGCGTGGCGAAGCCTCGCAGCACCTCTGGATTGACCATCTGGCTGGCCAGCTGCTCGTCGATGCCGCCTTGCACGAGCCCGACCCTGTAGCCCTGCTGGATGCCGCTGGCGATCTCCTGGTCGAGGCTGTTGCCCAGCGACCTCAGCACGGCCGTGGCAAACTGCTCCATCTGGCCTCTGGACCATGTGGGCAGGATCCGGCCCAGCGCCGCCCTGGCGCCGGCCAGGATGCCGACAGGACTGATGGCCAGGGCTCCTCACCCCAGGCTACTCCTTCTCCGCCGTGCCACTCGTCTCGAACGGGTTGCGCTGCGTCGTGCCCTGGTCCTCGGTTGGCTCCTGAGCATCAGGCTGGCCAGGTTGCCGACCGCCCGTGCTGCCCATGGCCTCCATCAGGCCGTCGAGGCTGAACTGCGGCGCTGCGCTCGGCCGGCCGTGATACTCGAAGCGCAGCCTGTCCTCCTGCTCGACCAGCTCCACATCGAAGCCCATGGCGCGCATCTTCTCGGCCTCCTCGACGGACGACCGACGCTGCTCCAGCAGCCTGGCCTGGTCCTCTTCGCGCGTCGGCACGAGGCGCAGCTCGAAGTCCGCGATGCCAGGATGGATGCGCGTCAGGTCCTGCTCGACCAGCATGGGCAGAGGTTTGTCGTTGTACGTGCGCTGGCCTTCGTGGATGACATCCTCGGTCATGCTGACCATCAGGCCTTCCTGCGCCAGGCCGCCTGACGCAGGCTCCTGCAGGTAGTTGGGCGTGACCTGCCATACGGCTCCAGCCTCTGCCGAGAGCGTGCGGCGCGTCTCGACGAACTGCAGCTCCTTCGGCGGCTTGTCGAGGTCGAGCACGTGGAAGCCGTCACTCTCTGCCGGCAGGCCGACCAGCGGCACTGCCTCTGGATCGGTCTGCGCGACAGTCTTGAGATGGTCGGCCAGCGTCCTGACCCATTGGAGCTTGGCGCCCTTGACGCCCACGACCGCCCTGGGATTGCGGCGCAGGGCGTAGTGCTCCCACAGCCACGACTGCATCTGATGCAGCAGCGACAGCGCCGTGTAGGCGCCGGCCATGGGCGGCCGCGTGCTGTAGACCGGGTTAGGGTCGTACTGCTGCCAGTGGCAGACCTCGCCCGCGATGTAGTAGGTGTCGAACGGTCCCGCCTGGCCGGCGCCCGCCATCTTGACGTGGCCCAGCGAAACGTAGTGGGCGTCGTACATCAGGCCGCCGCACCGCGGGCACTTGCCCTCCAGCGGCTTCTTGACCGCCACGTTGCGCGCGTATTCGAGGTTGGCCGGACCTGGATAGCCGTGGTGCAGGCCTTCGTCGCGGCACCTGATGCAGACCCACCACAGGCGACCCAGATGGCCGTAGTCGTCGGCCACGACCCTGATGGTCCGGGGATCTCCACGCAGCCATTCCTGGAGGCGGAAGCTCGGGAAACCGTCAGGGCCGATGACGATGGCGCCCTGGGCATCGAGGTCGTACTCTTTGACGCGCACGATGTAGCCCTCGTCGACGATGTGGATGTCGGCGATGGTCGACTTGATGAGCTCCAGCATCGTCATGCCGTTCTGGTTCACGCGCTTGAGGAAGATGTTGCAGGCCCTGACGGCGCCCCAATCGGGATAGCGCAGGTCCGCGCTGCCGCACTCTGGGCAGACCACTGCCGGGGGCTCGGCCGCGGGGGGTGGGGCTTCATCGCCGTTCGGAGGGCCTTCAGTGTCAGTGGCCGGGTCCTCGGCCTCTTGCTCATCGTCAGGGATCGGTGGCGGGGGCGGCGCGGCCTTGGTCCTGGCCTCTGGCTGCGTAGGCTCGGCCTGATGCTCGATCTGCGGCACTTCGGCCATCTCGTTTCCGCAGGCCAGGCAGAGCGCGGCGTAGCGCTGCTTCCACTCGAGGCCGTTGCGCGTCAGGCGCGTCGCGAGCGCCTGCAGGATCGCTTTGGCCAGGCTGGAGCGGTCGGCCAGCGCGTACCACTCGTGGTAGTTGGCCGACCATTCGGCGAACTGGACCTTCGGGACGCCTGGCGTGTAGCCGCCGATTGGCGGATGCTCCACCTGCGTCGGCCGCTTTGCCAGGCCGCCCGAGATCCGCTGGGCCGCCGCCTTGGTCCGGGCCAGCGCGCGGCCCAGCACCGTTGGCGCGACCGCCAGCGTCAGGGCATCGCGTCTGCGCAGTGCCATCGGTCAGACCACCCATGCGCAAGGCTTTATACCCTGCCCCCGGCCGGACGGAGGCTGCCGAACCACTCCTCGCCCTCGTCGATATAGCCGCGCAGCGAGGTCCGCAGGGCATCAAGCACGTCCTCATGGGCGCCATGCGGGAACTGCTCGTACTCGTGGAACAGCGCGTCGGCATGCTTGAGGTCGCGCTGCATCCTGAACAGGTCGCGTTCGAAGTAGGGCTGGAGGTCCATGATGCGCACGACCTTGTTGACGTTCTGGTCGACCCACTGCAGCGGCACCATGCTGTCGCTGAACTCCCACTTGATGGTCTTGTACGCATTGACCTCGACGTAGACCTTGCGCGGCCGGAACTTCTGCCACAGCGCCTCGATGTGCCGCTTGTGGCCGCCGGCGATCTGCACGCGGTACAGATGCAGGAGCCAAAAGCGCGTCGGGCCTTCGCCGCTGCGTGGCCTGTGGATGCCGAGCGTCACGCAGACGGTCCAGTCCGGGTCGGTCTTGGGCTTGCCGACCGGCCCCACGAGATGCTTCTCCGTGAATGCCAGGTCCCAGCCCTGCACGATGTCGAGCTCCGACCATGGCGGCACCTGGCCCTGGTCGGCCCAGAAGTTGGCCAGCCAGGCGACCTTGAACAGCTGGCCCTCCATCGCGGTCGCGCTGCACTGATAGCGCATGTCGAAGGCCGTCTGGCCGATCCGGTCCCTGATGCCGCGCAACACTTTCGCGCTGTAGAGGTCGGGAAAGCCCATCGCGCCACCTTCCAGGATGGCTGGGAAGACCCTGTAGGCCACGTCGGCCGTCGGCTGACCCTCGGCGCTGAAGGCCATCTGGTGGTAGAGATCGTTGCGGTGCCACCGGCTGCCGATGGCCAGCAGGCGTGCGCGCTGGTCGTACCAGTTGATGCGGTTGAAGAAGGTCTGGCGGTACCAGAGCACTTTGGCCTCACGCGTGACCTCAGAGACTGCGTCCTGCAGCTCCAGTGGGTCGTCCATGTGGCCCTCGAGGAACCGGTCGCCCTCGATGGCGCCCCCGACGCCGACCGCCACGCACGTCGGCGTCTTGATGAGTGGGTCGTGGCCCCTGACCGCGAACTCCCCAGAGTTCCACAGGTCGCCCTCCAGGTCGCCGAAAACTTCTACGATGGGCGCGCTGGTCAGCAGGCCCTGCAGCTGCATGACCATGCGCCGCGCCAGCCTGTCGGTCGAACTGGCATGCAGGATGGTGGTGTGCGCCGGGTCTTGCAGGATCCGGCGCGCCTTGAGCAGCACCATCCAGCTGCTCTTGAGCGAGCCCACGCTGGCCATCAGCACGAGGCTGCGGTTGTGCTCGTAGAGCCGGTCCCACTCGTCCCAATGCGCAGGGGCCCACCGGTCCTCGATGGCCAGCAGCCTGGCCAGCGGCCGGACCGACGGGCCCAGCACCTCTTCGGCCGCCGGATACCCGAGCAGCCTCAGGAGGTCGAGCGTAGTGCCTGCAGCCGCGCCATGCAGTCCCGGCACAGAACCCCCTTGAGATCGTCGGCCAGCCTGGCCAGCGCATCACGTTGGACCTTC